TGGGTCTAAAGTACCGTACGACATGTTAGTACTAGACGAATTGTCCTCTTTCAAAAACCATCAATCAAAGCGCTTTAAAGCCGCAAAGATCATACGCCGGAGTGTTAGCCGGGTGGTGGGCCTGACGGGAACGCCCGCGCCGAACGGACTAATAGACCTATGGGCGCAAATGTATTTAGTCGACGGCGGGCAAAGGCTTGGGAAGACGATCACCGATTACCGGGCCAACTATTTCAGACCGGGAGCGCAAAACGGCGGGATCGTGTACGAGTACAAACCGCTTGGAACAACCGAGGCGGTATTAGGCGAGAAGATAGCCGACATCACGTTATCAATGAAAGCCCTTGACTTCCTGGACATGCCGGAACTTACATACCTCAACAACTACGTAGAGTTATCGCCGAAGGTGAAGAAGCAATACGATAAGTTTGAAGAGGATCAAGTGCTAGAGCTTATGCAGGAAGAAGAAATCACCGCACTAAGCGCTGCGGCCCTATCAAACAAGCTCTTGCAGTTCGCAGGCGGTGCGATCTATGACGCAGACCGGCGGGTGCACGAGGTCCACAACGAGAAGCTAGAGACGTTGGTAGAAATGGTGGAAGCCGTGAACGGCTCGCCCGTGTTAGTAGCGTACAACTTCCAACACGAGAAAGCGCGCATACTGGAAGCCCTCAAGGGTTTTGGGGCGGAAGCCCTTGAAGGTGTGGATAGCGTACGCAGGTGGAACGAGGGGAAGATACCTGTCTTAGTGGCACACCCGGCTAGCGCGGGGCACGGCCTCAACATGCAGAAGGGCGGCAACCGTATAATATGGTACGGTGCTACCTGGAGCCTGGAGTTATACCAACAGTTCAACGCGCGGTTATGGAGACAGGGACAAAAGAACAGCGTGTTTGTCCATCACATCATAACGCGGGGTACAATTGACGAAAGGGTTATCGGAGCATTGACCGGGAAAGCGGACACGCAGAACGGCTTAATGGATATGGTTAAGGAACTAATTAAAAAATATAGAGTATGAACGTATTGAGTTTATTTGACGGTATGAGTTGCGGGCAAATAGCCCTGACTAATCTGGGATGTTTTCCCGACAAGTACTACGCGTCCGAGGTGGACAAGTTCGCCATACGGCAAACGCGACACGTGTTCCCGGAAACTATACATATAGGGGATGTTACGCGGGTGGACGTGTCGAAGCTGGATAAGATAGATTTGATTATAGGCGGAAGCCCTTGCCAATCGTTCTCATTCGCGGGGAAACAGGCGGGGATGGCTACGACGGAAAACATAGAGATAACCGACCTGGATCAATATCTCGATCTTAAAATAAGGGGGTTCGAGTTTACCGGACAGTCCTACCTGTTTTGGGAATATATGCGGATATTGACGGAAGTGCGGAAGTACAACCCGGACGTGAAGTTCCTGCTGGAGAACGTCGTCATGTCGAAGAAATGGGAAGCCGTGTTAACTAACGCGATCGGAGTTGAACCCGTTAAGATTAACAGCAACCTTGTATCAGCGCAGAACCGGAAGCGGCTGTACTGGACGAACATCGCGGAGATCACGCAGCCGGAAAATGGGGGATGAGGGCATATTTATCCGTGATATTCTCGAGGACGACGTAGACAGTATAATAGTCGCCAGCCGCGGAAGAACCGGATCGGACGGGATAACCCGGCAGAACCTAGAGCCGAGAACGGACGGAAAGTCCAACTGCCTCACAACGGTGCAAAAGGATAACCTATTAGCCGTACTTAAAGATATAAGCCCGCGAGTGGGGGGCGTGTCAATCAGTGAGAACGGAATAAGGCCCCACAGGGGGGACGCGCGGAAGTCCGGTATCGGAGAGCTGGGAACTATCCGGTTTGGGTCTTCTAAAGCGGACACGCTCCTAACAAGTTCCAAACCTATTATAATTGATAGGGAATGGACGCTAAGACGGTTAACGCCTGTGGAGTGCGCGCGCTTGCAGACCGTACCGAGTTGGTATGAGTGGGTGGTGTCGGACACGCAGATATACCGGATGTGCGGGAACGGTTGGACGGTTAGAGTTATTGAACATATATTAAAAAATTTATTCGTATGAAAAAGTTAATTGGTTGGTGGAAAGCGTCTAACCGCTGGAAGCATTTCTTATTCGCGATCCCGCTTGGTGCGGTGTGCGGTGCGCCGTTCACTACGGGTGCAGGTTTGGGTATGGAAGTGAAGGATCACTTATACGGCGGGAAGGCCGACTTCGTAGATTTCCTCCTAACCGCGGTTGGCGGGGCGATCGGGCACGGCGTTATGCTGGTGTTAGGGTTGGACTATGTGATAGGGTATTTAATCAATTTAACATTTTAAGTTATGGAAAGTACGGAACATTTATTCAGAGAACAAGAGATGAAGGAACAAGAAGTAGCGGGTATCAGAACCGGACGTTTCAAGACCGCACTGGATCGCGCGGAGAAAGCGCAATATAACATGCGTGTCAAGATCGACAAGGCGGAAGCCGAGCGTGTTATGGTCTACGCCGAGCGCGTACCGCGTACGGCTAAAGAGGTGACAACGATCACGATTTACCGGAAGAGCGAGCCGCAACGCCGGGTGGACTTGTCGAGAGTTGAGGCGTTGCGCCTGATCGGTGAACTTAAAGAAGCACTAAAGCTATGATGAAGGATGGATTGAAAATGCTGGGACAAATGGTCCTGGCAATCGCGGCAGGGATCGCGCTTGGCTGTATTTTAGTAGGTATCTTAAATAATTTATAGTATGCCGACGCCATATATTAAGAAGAAACAAAGAAAAGTGCTGCTTATCGAAGATATGGCACGAGTTTATAATCTTCATGCGTTTTTCATATTCAACTGGTTTGAGGCGAACGGCGTGAAGTACGCCAAGGTGAAGGGCAAACCGTTTCACGCTGTAAATGCCGAGATATTCTGCGAGGCGATCCGGGACATAATGTACGCGGCTAGTAGGGTACGGGACGACAGGAATACCCGAACCGACCCGGAACGCATACCGACAGTAGAAAATATGCTGTACCGTGACAAGGACAAGAAGCGCGTAGGGCCGTATGAGAATGACGATATAGAACGACCGATCTACACGAGCAAAGACACCGAGACGAACAAATATGGCATAGAGGTTTCAATGCTGTACAGGGTAAATACGTATCGCGACGGCAGCAGATCGTTAGACAAGTTGAACCACCGCACTTTGAGATGGGAAAACCTAGAAAGGGCGGAGAAATGGAAATGTAAAGATATTTTGGACGACTGGAAGGTTTTATACGGTTTGGTTATGTAGGAATTGAGGGGTTAATGTATAAAAACGTTAACCCCTTTTTGTGTTAAAATCATGTTAACACTTTTGGTGCACTTCTACAAAAACTTTGTGAGAGAAAACTTTTTAGAGAGAAAGTTTGATTTTAACGGTATTTTAACTAAAAAGCCTGTTTTTGACAAAAAAGTAGCCAAAACCGCCTTTTACATTGCCATTTCATGTTTTACACCTGACCGCTCTCACAGGACGCAGAACGCACTTTTCAAGTTTTTGATGTAAATGATTAAAATTTGTATCTTTTACACTTAACTTGCTTATTTATAGTACTTTATACTGTAATATAGTGTATTTGTAAAAGATGTAAAGATGATTACTAGTGGAGTAACTATTAATAAGTAATAATATA